TGGCAGCGCCAACTTGCGCTTTTTGAGTTCCTTCTCAGCTTGCGCTGGAGAAATCAACTCTTGTTTGTAGGGGTTCATGTTCAAGAACTCCAGCGCCTCGGCTGCGTCTTGTTCACTCACCCATTGTCTGCGTGCTTGCTTTGCGACCAGCTTGTAGCCAGGCACTGGCAAAGACTTCTCCAGAAGCTGCACCGCCAGACCGCGCAGGTCTTTGATCCAATCTTCCAGAAGGTCTGCATTCTTCAGGTATTTGCCCAGCATGTCAACATCAACATCTTTGAGTTGCACTTGCAGGGCGCGATCCACAGCGCCAGTCATCTTAGGGCAGATGGGTTTGCCTGTACACCAGCGGCAGTGGTCGCCGTGTTGCAGTTTAGCATCAGGCTGCTGCGCGGCCTTGACGGCTTGCACCAGTTCCTGCTCAAACTGTTTGATGCGATCAAATGTGGTCACCCAGCGACGGATCACTGGCGGCTGCACGATGATCAACTCCAACTCTTTGGCACCATCGAACGCCCACTTGGCGGCGTCTGTCCGCATGGATGCGGCGGCGTAAAACATCAGTTGTGGGTTTTCTTCAGCAGCCACGACAACGCCATCGCCAAATTTCCAATCAAGAACAACGGCACGATCACCAATACGACCCACAAGGTCAGTGCTGCCAAAAACACCAGGTAAGAGGTCACCGAACCCAACACGTGTTTCAACTTCATAAACCATCTCCTGCTTGGGGTCGATCTCGTCCAGCGCCGCCAGCGCGGGCACGATCTTCTCGTCGAACAACTCTTGCGTCAGCACTTGGTCTTCGTAGCGCGACCCGATGACTTCAGGACGGCCTTCAAGAATTTCGCTAATGGCATTGTGCAAAAGCGTGCCGCGATCAGCGTGTTCGCTGGACGGCTGCCGGGGCATCTTGTTGACAAGCGCCACGCTACCGGGGCAGGCAATGACGCGCTTGGCGGTGCTACCGCCGACGATGTTACTGTGTTGCATTGCGTACCTCCAGCATGATGTCGGCGACTGCATAAGCGCGGCGGGCGAACTCGTACATGTTGGCATGCACATCTGATGCCAGCAAGCCTTGCATCGCTTGGGCGGCAAGGTAATCGCGCAGGCTCATGTCCTTGGCGTAGCCGCCAGTGGCATCAAGCCAAGGTGTGTGGTCTTCTTTCACTGTACTCTCCTTCAGTTGTTGAGCCTCCACTATAACACGCAAAAAACTTTTGCACAACATCTTTTTTGTGTGTATTATTCGGGCTATGAAAACACGCACCATCGAAATTACACTCGCAGAACTGCAAGATGCCTTGCGCGAATACTGCTTGAAGCACGGGCACAACCCAAGCCAAGTGACTATTGTCAGCTATGAGAAAACAATCATGGTTGAGTTGGAGCCTAATGGCTTGGTGATCGCAGACGAGTTTACGCATCGTGCTTGAAAAACAAATCGAAGCCCACCTCACCAAGCGCGTCAAGGCGCTGGGCGGCGTGGCGTACAAGTTCACCAGCCCAGCGCACAAAGGCGTGTCCGACCGCATTGTGTGCCTGCCCAACGGCAGCACATGGTTTGTGGAACTCAAGACTGAGGGCGGCAGACTGTCGCCATTGCAGAAGGTGTTCGCCGCCGACATGGTGCGAATGAATCAGAAGTATGTTTGTTTATGGAGCAAAGAAGATGTCGAATCTTGGTTACAGCAAAACGCCTGACCTGCCAATCACGATGGAGGAGGAAGAAGCGTTCAGCGCCCTCGACCGCCAGGTCGCAGGCACGCACTACAAAGACCTGCCGATCCAGCCCGCCGAGTACATCCACGCAAACGCGATGGGGTACTTTGAAGGCAATGTTGTCAAGTATGTCAGCCGCTGGCGCAAGAAGAACGGCATAGCCGATCTGCAAAAAGCCAAGCACTACATTGAGTTGCTGATTGAGTTGGAGGCTAAAAAATGAGGTTCGGGTCTGTCTGTTCCGGCATTGAAGCCGCCAGCGTGGCTTGGGCGCCGCTTGGTTGGAAGGCGGCGTGGCTGTCCGAGATTGAGCCATTCCCGAGCGCGGTGCTGAAGCACCACTACCCGGATGTCCCCAACCTCGGCGACATGACGCTGTTGCCCGAGCGCATCCTGTCCGGCGAAGTTGAAGCGCCGGATCTGTTTTGTGGTGGCACACCCTGCCAGGCGTTCAGCGTAGCTGGCCTTCGCAATTCTCTTGATGATGCGCGGGGCAACCTTTCTTTGACCTTCTGTGAGATAGCAAATGCAATTGATGAAGTACGATCTGTTCGGGGACTTGATCAGTCCATCATCTTCTGGGAAAACGTGCCGGGAGTCCTCAACACAAAAGACAACGCCTTTGGATGCTTTTTGGGTGCGCTTGCCGGCGAAGATGATCCGATCATCCCATCAGGGGAAAAATGGACAAACGCAGGTTGTGTGTATGGCCCCCAAAGAACAGTTGCGTGGCGAGTCCTCGACGCCCAATATTTCGGAGTGGCCCAACGACGCCGTCGTGTGTTCGTTGTCGCAAGTGCTAGAGACGACTTCGATCCCGTCCAGGTTCTTTTTGAGTTCGACGGCGTGCGCCGGGATTCTGCGCCGAGCAGAGAAGCGGGGCAAAAGCCTGCCCCTTGCGTTACAAACGGCCCTCCTTTCAGTCGCACAGGCAACGAGCGAGTAGAGGCCGAGGCGATGGTTGTTCAGCCCTACGAGGTGGGCAACTGCCTGACAGCGCGGATGCACAAAGGCATCAATAGCACTTTGGATGAAGGCCAAACGCCGGTGTTGCAGCCAACCTATGGCATCCCCGGCAACTGGATTGGGCGCCAGCCTGAGAACGGCGGCAATGCTGTTGAGCCAATGCACGACGTTGCGCCGTGTCTGACCAAGACCGATCGGCATGGCGTCGCGCAGCCTATCCCAATTGATCTGCGAAACGCTGGGCGTGATCCTGAAAAGCATGACGCAATGAATCGCCAAGGCGTGGGTGTCGGTGAGCCTGGCGACCCCGCTCACACAGTGACCTCGGCGGTTGTGCATGGTGTGGCGCAGCCAATGGCTTTTGACCTTGTGCAGATTACAAGCGCCGCAAACCGCACTCGGGTTGAACCTGGCTTGCCGTCTGGCACGATTACCAAGGGCAGCAACATGCATGTGGCGCAGCCAGCCTACACCACGAAAATGCACAACACAACCAGCAACAACGCTGGCAAGTTCTTTGAAGAGTACAGCACATGTTTGGACGCCAACAGTCCACCGCCTGCGGTGTTTCAACCCGTTGGCACTGACTGCTACAACGGCAGCATCACTGGCGATGTGGCGGCGACTATGGGCACCAGTGGTAGCAGTGTCAACGCCAGCGGGCCGACTGTGATGCAGCCTGTTGGGTTTGACTCGTACAACAACGATGTCACGGGGGATGTGTCCAAGACCATCGACACCGGGCAAGACTATCACCATGTGCCGAATGTTTTGCAGTCTGTCGGCGTGGAAATTGGCCCGTCGGGCGGCAAGTTCACCGAGCTCAATCCAACACTAGACACTCGGGCAAAAGACGGGCCTGTCAGGAACCAGTTGGCAGGTGCGGTAATGCAACCCAACATGATGGTGCGGCGTTTGACTCCTGTGGAGTGCGAGAGACTGCAGGGGTTTCCTGATGGGTACACAAACATACCCTGGCGCAAGAAAGATGAGTCGCCGGACGGCCCACGCTACAAGGCATTGGGCAATAGCTGGGCTGTACCTGTGGTGCGCTGGATTGGAGAGCGAATTGCTAAAGCTGCGTGACTACCAAGAGACGGCTGCCGACTTTTTGTACGAGCACGACCGCGCCATGATCTTGGCGCCGGTCGGTGCTGGCAAGACCGCCATCACGCTGACGGCCATGTGGGAGATGCTGCGCGACGGCCATGTCAAGCGCTTCCTTGTGCTGGCGCCCAAGCGCGTCTGCACCGATGTGTGGCCAGTCGAGCAGCCCAAGTGGGCGCCGATGGCCTCGCTGGCCGTGGCCGTGGGCACACCCAAGGAGCGGCTGGCTGCGCTCAAGTCCAACGCCCGCATCGTGGTCACCAACTACGACAACATCCAATGGCTGGCCGAGCAGAAGTTGAACTTTGACGCTGTGGTGTTTGACGAACTCACGAAACTCAAGAATCCGTCCGGCACTAGGTTCAAGGCGCTGCTCAAGGTCATGGATCCGATCAGCGTGCGCTGGGGTCTGACCGGCTCGTTTACCAGCAACGGCTTAGAGGATGTGTTCGGTCAGTGCAAGATCGTTGACCAGTCGCTGCTGGGGCGCTCCAAGGGTGCGTTTATGCAGCAGTATTTCTGGTTGAAGAACCAAGAGTTCAACGATTGGGAGCCACGCCCTGAGTCGCTGGCGCTGGTGATGAAGAAAATTAAGCCCGCCACCTTTGTGCTCGAACCTGGCGAGTACAAGGACAAGCTGCCGCCCTGCCACACGATTGAGTTGCGCTGCAAGATGGACATGACCGAGTACGACACCATGAAGAAAGACTTTGTGGTCGAGTTTGGCGATCAGGCGGCGGTCGCCATCAACGCGGCTGTCGTGACGCAAAAGCTCCAGCAGATGGCTGGCGGCTTTGTATATACGCCAGAGCCTGTGTGGTTTAGCCCACACAAGTTTGACGCACTGGAAGACCTTATTGATGAGAACCAACATGCCAACACCATCATCGCCTACAACTACCAAGAAGAACTCGCCGAGCTTAAGCGCCGGTTTGCCAGGCTTGTCACGCTCGATGATGCTGGAGCAATTGAGCGGTGGAATCGAGGCGAGGTCGAACTGTTCGCCATCCATCCCAAGTCAGCCGGACACGGCCTTAACCTCCAGCACGGAGGCTGTCACATGGTGTTTCTGTCACTGCCGTGGAGTCTGGAGTTGTACGAACAGACCGTTGGTCGTCTGCACCGCTCAGGCCAAAAAAGTCCTGTGTGGGTGTACGCGCTGATGACGGAGAAGTCCGTAGACGAGAAAATTTGGGGCGCGCTGCACGACAAGCGCTCTGTATCTGAAATTGCACTGGAGGCATTGAAGTGAAACGAATCGACCAATGGAAGGCCCAGCTTAAGGCGGCGCGGTCTGACCTGAACCACAAGAAGCGCCAGTACAACGCTGCCGAGCGCAGTCTGGCACGAACCATTCAACTGATTATGAAACTGGAGGACAAAATAAATGCTCACTTGGCGAAAACTGAATGATCGGCTTGCGACGATGTCTGAGGAAGACGTGCTGGCGCTGCTGAACAACGAACGCGCTACAACCAAGCGCAGTACCGTGCTGGAGCGTTTGCACCAGCGTTACTCAACCCTGCGCGCCGCCCGAGAGCGCCAGGAGATCCTAAAGGAAGCAATCAAATGAACTATCTGAAAAAACTGTGGCAGACCCCAAGCGCCGAGATGCTGGCGATGCGTGAGCTGGAAGAAGCCAAGCGCAGGCTGCTGGAGGCGCAGACCACTCGCGAGTATGCCGACAGCATGGTCAAGTTCCGCGAGGCGCAGATCAAGCGCCTGACGGCCTACATCAAGGGGGTCGAATGAAGTACCTTGGTTATGCCATGCTTGTCGTGGCTTGGTTCGTGGCGCTGTACATCGCTGTGCAGTCTGCCCCGATGGAGGGTCGGCGCATTGACTGTTCCCTTGTGGAGATCAGCCCTGACTTCACGCCCGAGATGCGTAAGGCGTGTCGTGAACAACGGAGGATTAAGACATGAAAGACGAAGCATTGAAGCTGGCGCTGGAGGCGTTGGAGTCCTTTGCTCCACACAACGGCGTGTTCTGGAGAAACTGGCATAAGGATGACGCTGAAATTGCCACCGCAATCACCACCATCAAGCAAGCCCTTGAAGCACCTGTGCAGGAGCCTGTGGCGTTCAAAATCTACAAGCCAACACCGCCACGAGGGGCCACTCCAAGTGTGCAAGATGCGGAACTGCCTTGGGTGTATGACCAAGACCCCTCATCTGGGAGTGTTGCATCTATGTGGGTTACGCCTATCAACACCAAACTCAAGGAGAAGAACACATGAGGGAAGTGTTTGAGGCGCTGATGCGCACCAAGGGCCACGCCGATTTCAACAAAACAGCCGCTGGCAGGTACACCGTGCCTGCGATGCAAGTGCGGTGGGCTTACTTTCAGCTTGGCTGGGAGATGAGAGGGGTATACAAATGACACCCATCCGACAAAAAAGAATCCGCGACCTGCTTCGCACCAGGCCAAACGGCATGACGGCCAACGAGCTTTCCGAGATCATGGGCTTGCATGTCTCCAACATCAGGACTGCACTGAGGGCGATGCCGGACACCTATGTTGACCGCTGGAGTCTCGGTGGGCGCGGCCAGTTTGAAAAGGTATGGATCGCTGTGCCTGTGCCCGCCGACTGCCCGCACCCCAGAGACAGAACCAAGTGGGGCACATACACCAAGCCAATTAAGACTCAATGGGTGACTGTATGAACCAAGACGACATCATCCGCATAGCGCGGGAGGCTGGAATGTTTAAGTTGTTTGGAGACCCCAATGCTCCAGAAGCCCTTACAGGCAAATCCATCGAATGCTTTGCCGCCCTTGTCGCCGCAGCAGAGCGTGAGGCGTGTGCAAAGTGTGTGGAGGAAAAGGCCAAGGGTTACGAGGATCGTGCAACGCAACCAAAAGATGTCCGCGACATCAACCCAGAAGTGGCACGAATAGCTGTGCTTGCTTGCGGACAACTCGCCGCCGCCATCCGAGCAAGGGGGCGCGTGTGATCTTCACATGGCAACAGCGCCTTGGTGCGATGGATCACAGCAAGGGTACGCGCAACACCATGATTCAAGAGTGCATGAAAGCCGAGATCAAGGAGTTACGCGCCGCCCTGCGCCAGCAGACAGCACGCGCCGAGCGCAACAAGGAGTCGTCCAAGCGCTGGCGGGCAGCGGCCACCCGATACCAGACGATTGCCGCCCAGCGTTAGCCGAGCATATTACTGGCGAACTTCTCAACCGAGGCCACCCGGTTGAGCCAGCCCTTGATGAACCTGGCTTGGGTTGGGTCGCGCTCCACGATGGCCTTGTAGAACGCTTCCTTGGCGTTGCCAAAGGCCACCAGCGCCTGCGCTGGATCTGCCTTGGCCACAGCGGCCATCGTGGCCGGGCCAATAGCGCCGTCAGCAGTTACGCCAACAGCCTGCTGCAAGAACTTGGCAGCGCGGCCCGGGCCAGCGTTGACAGCAAAGTCGAACACGGCGAAGTCCAGACCACTGGGCAACTCGTCGCAACGGCATTTGTCCCAATAGCCCTTCTTGTAGAACGGGGCAACGACATCCACGGTCAGCGCCCGCATCTCGCCGTCCTGCACCGGACGGCCAATGTACTGCGCCCAAGCCGCCTTGGTCACGCCCAGGTTGGTCTCGCCGCCCTTATCAAGGGGGTCGTTGACATAGCCACCCTCGGAC